GCGGGTGGAGAAGTATCCCACGACGAAGCAACTTCTGAGGCATTAGGGAGACCAATAAACGTATAGTACGATCTATTAGCGTCCCTAATTTTCTCAATAAAGTTCCTAGCGTTATTTACTCTCAATAAGTCAGTTATAATTGCTGCCATTTGTTGAAAGAACTTTTTCTATGATCTATTTATCAGGTAATGTAACCAAGATATTTGAGTGGTATTTTACGCCTTAATATTGGGTTCGTTCCAATACCAGATTGAGAACCATTGTTCTCTGCTGTCCAAGTTTGAGGTTTAATTCTTACTGGAAGGCCAACTTTACCCCATGTGTAGTGTCCATACAGTGCAGTTGTAGCAAGACCAACAACATTATTTGAACCCGCACTTTGGAGAGCAACAACAACGGATGTAACGGTTGTTCCAAATCCAACAGTTGTTCCGAGTCCATTTATACCTGCAGGAATTACTGATTGTTTTGTATAGTAATCAATACACTCATAAGTCATATCACCATGAAGTGTGGAGATGCCAATTACAGAACCATCAGCACTGAGTGATGTCTGACCAGCACTTACAAAGTTAGTTCTAGTTAAGTTGAATAAGTCACCAGTCGTAATTCCTGGAAGAGTGATATTTAAACCACGTCTTATCTCAGAATCCATGGGAATGTATAGATCAAAGACTGCACCTATACTAGTACCCGCACCAATAACAGTTGTTCCAACACCAACAACTAGTCCGTAGTCTCCCTCATAAGTAACAAATCTAAATTCTTCCAGTCTCCTTTGCGGTGGTGCAATCAGTACTGGGGGAGATTCGATACTAGCAACAGCAAATTTTATAGGTGCAGTAAGAGCAAATTGTCTAGATGTTGTTGCCAAACCTACGTTATCATATGTATCTACGAATAAAATATCACCAACCTGATAATTTGCTCCACCTTCTTTAATACTGACAGAAGCAACTTCAAAGTTTAATGTGCTGATTTCAATATCAGCAACTGCTCCTCTACCTATACCAGTTTCACTTGCAAGTTTCGCTCCTCTGAATACATTATTTGAGGTGTCAATTGGTGGGAATCCAGAACCTTGTTGATTCACTGTCATGGAGGACAGTGGACCATAGAAGTAGTTGGTTCCACCTGCACCTACCGATACTGAGATCAAAGTACCACCTGCACCCACGACAGCACCACCAGTTGCTTGAGTACCATCGCCGTATGGTTTTGCAATTGTTACTTCTGGGGAAGTAGTATAACCATATCCTGGATTAGTGAGAAGAAGATTTGCAATAGATCCACCAGCACCAATGACTGCAGTTGCAGTTGCTGGTTCCAATCTTTCTTGAGATATAATCTCAACTTCAGATCTATCTGTTGCCGAAATTCCTTCAAATGGATTATCAAATAGTGGTCTAATGTCATAAACATATACATAACTATCTGCAACTCCAACATTACTAATAATATTAGTATTTGGGTTGATTACTGGCTCGTAATATACTCTATCCTTACCAATATAGACGTTATCGATAATTTTATCGACTTTTTGCTTAGACCAAGAAACAGGTCTTTCAAAAAGTTCATTTAATGTCACACCTTGACCAGCATAGTTATTTGTGATAATCTTGTCTGCTGCCTTAATATCCATTACAAGTCTAGGATCTTGCGTAAATGTAGTGTCCTGATTACTGTAAAGTTGAACTTCATCGCCAACCTCAACGCTAGGAAGAACATCTACAGTACGAACGTCAATCGTTTGTGTGCCAGTGTACATAAAGATTTTTGCTGTATCACCTGTTGTAGTAAATCCAGCAAGACCTCCCTTTGGTGCTTCTGTGAATCTGATGGTACTACCACCAGTAAATTGATATCCCTCTCCAGGTGTTTGGAGAATATCATTCACGAATACAAGCAAGTTGGATTCTAGATTAATACCAGAGTTTGATCTAGCGAAGAATGATATACTCTCACCATCAACAGATAGTGGGAATAATCTTCTAGCACCATTAAAGAATGGATCAATTTTATCAAGAACAATAAATTCACCGACGTTCCATCCAGAGAACTTAGACTGGAAGACACGATCAACAGTCAATTCAAATGGTCTGTAAGTTGCAAGACCAACAAAAGTATGTGCAAATTGTTGTCCTTCTGGGGAAGGTCCAGCAAATACAGTAATTGTTGTTGAGGTATATGACGTAATTCCAACATTTTGATTTGCAATGTTAGAGTCTATACCTGGGCGTGGATATGCTAAGATAGCACTATAACTATCACTTGCACACCTAAAAAGAAGGGACCTATTTGCAATTGTAACAGTGTTTGCTGTTGTCAAAGTGTGAATACCAATAGTCAGAACAGACTCTCCAGATACTGGATCATAAGTTGCATCTGTTACTGCATAACTATTGACTCCATCAAATACAGGTTCTACTGCATTGGATGTTAGTGTTGCAAATGTTTGAATACCAGTGGTTCCTCCAATAGCAACTGTCAATTTCTCACCAGATCCATAACCATAACCATAATTATTAACCTCAAAGTTTAGAATTGTACTATCTAAACTTGGGATAAGATCTACAGTTGCTCCAGTTCCAAATCCAGTGTTTCCATCTGCATAAATTAGTGGTACATTATAGTATGAGAGTGGTGCATCAATAACAACATCAACAGGAACTCTTACCTCACCACATCTCTTATATTGATGAGTGTAAGGAGAAGGTCCAGAATTGATAATAAACGAGTAATCATCAATAATCTTGACAATTTCTGTTCCATTTGCAGATGGATCTTGACCTGTTGGTGAGTTATTAATCTGCCTTGGAGCAATAATAATTTCTTCAACAATTCCACCAGAAGTGTAGAAGGACTCAGCAGTACTTACACCAACATTAATTTCAAATTCATCAATACTATTAATTCTAGTAACTTGTGTTCCACAATATGTTGGATCACTTACTCTTGGATGAGTAAGAATACCGACTCCACCATCATATGAACAAGTAAAAGCGAGTCCAGTAAGTGCAACATCAGTGCCGACTTTGAGTTTGTGTCCAAAGGTGAGGGATCCTCCATTTACATAAGTATGTGGAATTGTAGAAATTCCCACATTAAATGTAAGTGTATACCAGTCTGGTGCGGAGGTAACACTAAAGACATCTCCAAGAGGAGAGTTTTGAGCATTTCCTGGGAAGATGTTAGTTGTAATACCTGTTTGGATTACACCACCAGATACATATGCGTGAGAGATAGAAGATACGCCAACATTTACAGTGAAGGAGGTTGTTGTCCCAACACTATTAACATTAAAGAAGTATCCTTGAGAACCATCTGGGAATTTAGTTGTTGTAAGACCAGCAGTTACCTGGCCAGCATCATTCTCAACATAAGTATGCTGAATAGTAGATATACCAACATTTAACTCAAATTTATCAGATGCAGTTACATTAGTAACTGTAAATGTATTTCCTTGAGTACCATCTGGGAAGATAGTTGTGGTAATTCCAGAACCACCAGGGCAAGTGAATTCTAAGTTGTCTAATCTAATATCACTTCCAATTCCTATAATACCAATAATAGGCTGAGAAGTAGTAACTGTAGACAGACCAGTAACATTGTCATACTGGAACTGCGTGATAGTAAATGTTTGACCATAACCTGTAGGACCTCCAACATTGCAACTAAAGATAAGTTCTCTCATCTTAAAGTCATCGGATGCGTTAAGACCGTGATCTGCAGTAGTGAATACTGTTGCCAATCCAGTTGTATTGTCATACTGGAAATCATAAACTGCAACTGTATTGCCATATCCAACACAAGAAAGTGCAAGACCAGCAAGACTAAAACTTCTTCCGATTGCAGTCATTGGAACAATCTTCATTGGTTCCAATGTTGTTACTGTTGCAAGACCAGTGGTATTATCGTATGTAAAATCAGTTACGGTGAATGTAGATACTCCAGTAGTAACTGTCATAATACCAGTTGTGGTATCATAAAGTGCATTTGTTACATCAACTGGTGGATAGTAGTCACAAGTAAATGCAGCTCCAACAATTTGTACCTCATTTCCAAGAGAGAGGTTATGTGGAGTAATGGTTGTAACTGTAGTAATACCAGTTACTGAACTATATCCAATGTTAGCAACTTCTCTAGGGGCATAGAATACCTTAGAGTTTGTAATAGCAACACCAACAACGTGACCATCAACAACTGTTGCAATTCCAATCGGTGTAATATTTGCTGGACCGTAACTTGCAGTTTGAATACCAACAGATACTGTTTGTAAACCAGATCTATACCCAGAACCAGTATTGCCAATAGAAATATTCGCAATGGTTCCTGCTGCAGATACAAGTGCAGTTCCACCAGCAGAAACTAGGGGTTGGAATCCATACCCCGCTTTTGATGCAACACTAACAATAACTCCACCCCTTGGAACTTTGTTTACATTAATATCATTATGATTTACTGGATCAGTAACTTCACCATTAAAACCAAGTTGTAGTGCTCCACCACCTGCCTCTAATTTATAATCACCTTCAATATTTGTAAGAACATTACCCAGTCTTTGAGGTCCTTGGAAAATATCATCAATTAGAATGATAGTATTATTTGCAAAAACATTATCAATATCATTTCCTCTATACTTCAGTGTAAATGATGTATTGATTCCATTGAATTGATTTGAAATATCATCGTAGACATAGTTATTGTCATACGCTGGAAGGAAGCTAGTAGTAAATGCTTGGTTGAGTGCAGATCTTAAGAATATACGACCACTAAATCTAGAGCTAGTTGTTAAACCAGTGTAATCAACGTCACCAGCATCCTGTGCCGTAGTTCCAAGACCAACAGGCAGATTTCCCCATGGACCTTCAATAAAGTGAAGACTGTTATTAACAACACTATAATTGCCAACCTGTTTGGTTATAACCTCATTAGAACTGTGAGATGCTTCATCAGTTCCCATCCATGCTCTTCTAACTGTCAACGTATTGTTGATATCATTAGATCCTGCTACAAGCATGACCTCATCGTTAATTCTAATAAGATCTCCACTAAAGATTGATGTGATACCAACAACATCAATCTGAGTTGATCCAATGCCAACATTTGCAGACAATGCAGTTGTTACTGCACTTCCAACCATTGGAGACTGAATAGTGCCATTAATAGTAACGAGAAGTCTATTATTTGGTTCAATTGCCCTGAAAATATGTGTTGTTCCAATACCAACACCAGTTAATCCAACACCAATTGGGTTAAACAAAAGTGCATTTGTTGCAGAAGTAGCAACTCTAACCTTCTGATTATCCTGTTTTATGATGTAAAATTGTGATGGCAATAAAGATGTAGTTCCAATACCAACACCAAAATCAGTCTCTTGAATTTGAATAGCGTTTGCTCTATTATTTCCTGGTGGGATATACTCAATAAGCTCACCACTTACAAAGTAATGGTTTGTAATGTTAATTGTTCCTTCCCCAACCGAAATGCGATTGGAATCACTACCATCGAACTCAATCTCAAAAATTGGATTATTATCAGTAAATAGTTCAAATCCTCTTTTTTCTCCATCAAACTGATCACTAAAGTCATCAATAGTTAATACTCTATTTCCAATAAACTCCTGATATTGTGCAAGGAATGGTAAGTTAAATAGAATTTCATTAGATACCAACTTTCCACTAACATCAATACTTTTTTCTCTTCCAATATCAAAGTCTCTAACGGTATTGATATCAACAACATTCGTCAGATCAGAAATTGCAATAACACTATTCAAGTCTTGAGATGTTTGAATACCAGATATAGTTGGATCATAAGAGTCGATAATCAACTCACTAAACTTTTTAAATCCAGCAGTATGGTTAAGATTACTTACAATAGGATTCCAATTCTCATATGATATGGAAGATCTAACTGAGTATGAGAAATATTGATAATAATCATTATCATGCATTCTTTGGAAGAATCTATTCAATTTACCAGTATCCTTTAACCACCCCTTTCTAGTGATACTGTTTGATCCAATCAAATACTTTGATTTTATGCCATCAACAGAAGATATTAATCCTTTATTTTGAGAAGATTGTCCAATAATCAGATCGTCAATTTTAAATGGTATCTTTGATCTTACCTTTAAGTATTCATTTTTAAGATCATATGATTGTACAACACCTACATTATCATCTTGAGCGATAATTACCTCACCTGCTCTAAATGAGTCCTTTTCTAGTTCGATATCAAATAATGGGAAGTAAGATTCTGGTGTTACAGTACCAAAAGAATCAAAACTATCAAAATTTCCTGGTTCTTCTCCAGGTTTTAAATACTCTGACAAATTGTATGTAATTGTTGGGTTGTCTCCACCTAAATCTGGGTCTACTGCAGTTAATGTAAATAAAGCATATCCATAGTCTGCAGAATTAAATCCTTTTGGGTTAGATACTGTTGTATCAGTATTTGTATTCTCAACAATTACTTTGTCTCCAACTTTGAATGGATAATCTGCAGTACTATTAAAGGTAACTGCAAAACCAATTACAACATCATTATTACCACTATCATAAGAAATATCTTGAATTCTAACTCCATTTGGATTATTAACTGGAAGAATTTTTGGAGTTACATTGTAAAGACCAGTAGTATTTCTTACAATAGTTACCTCAGTATCGCCAATATTGTAATCAAGAGAAACTTCGGTATTTACTCTCCCAGTAAATCCATCAAGAACTACTAATTGTGGTGGAATGAAATAATTTACACCTGGATTTGTAATCTTAATAGACTCAAATTTAGATAGAGGTTCAATTTTGTAGGTGTATGGGAATTGTGCAATAGGACGTAGCGTTTTGTCTGGTGGATAATCAAATCCAATATCAGTTAGTACAACAGAATTTGCTTTTCCTATTGTTGTGCTGGTGGGTAAGAAGATTGCTCCTGTTCCACCCGCACTAACAATTTTACTAACATTTGGAAGTTTTCTATATCCACGACCAATAGAATCTAATACAACTTTATCAACAGGTCCAATTGCAGTTGGTGATGTAGTACTATAAGTTATTTTTGCCTCATTATTTGGATATATGGACCTTTCTGGAGTTTCTCTAAGCGTATAATCAAAACTAGTTGTAGTTACACCAGTAATACGTGTAGTAACATTGTATCCACTATTGATAATTGATAACTTATTGGAATTTTTAATGTTAAACTTATCATTAATAATACCCAACTTGTCTTCAGATGCACCATTATATTGAATTGGTGTTAGAGTATAATAAAGATTATTTGGAACAGAATCGCTAATAATTAACTCTAATTTTGCTCCTGGCTCACCAATAACTCCAGATCTTTTTACTGCAAATGTATTAACATCTGTTGGGACTTCTCCACCAAGGAAGTCAAAAGTTTGAACTATTTTTTCACCATAGAAAAATTCATCTGTTAACTCTTCATCAGAGTATAATGAGAAGTTAAATGCAGGTAGAGAATTTGCAGTAAGAGTTTGATCGGACAAATCAAATATAACTGTTGAATCTCTAACTCCAGTTATCTCTGGATTAATAGAACTAATTTTACCAAATGATTGAGTGCTAATATTAGTGATTTGAACATCTTTATCAGAAGAAATTACATCATAGTAATAGTCTGATAAAGAAATTGTATTATCATCCAATTTAATTACATAATAAATTTTTGAATTAACTAATCCTTGTGGGGGAGATGCTGAGTTAAAGATTACTTTCTCACCATTTTTAAATCCATGATCAGGAATAGTAATAGTATTACTATCAATATTAACATCAGAATCAATAAAATTCTTTGGATTAACAATCATACGACGATTAAGATCATCATATGCAATTGTTATTGATGTTTGAATACCAGAAATTACATTAATTTTAACTAAATCTGCATCTAAAAGTCCGTGATCAACCTCAGTATGAATGGTTGCAGTCTTTTTGTAAACATCACCACTAATAGTTAATTGTTGATTTGTGGTGAAACTATGAATTTCTCCACCACCATAATCACTAAATGTGTATAATTTTAATGGGTCGGATCCAACACCAACAAATCCACCAGTAGATCCTACGCCAACTCTTTGGGTGGATATACCAATAAAATCATTATCATATGCAGCAATATAAAGTTTCTCATCATTTTCCAGAGGGAACGTTGTCGATGCAATACTTACGCTAATTGATGTTCCTCCAGATCCAACATTATATGTAAGAAGGTCATTAGTTCTAAATCCATGACCTGGGAGATAAATTGTATTTACATTTGTGCGAATAATAGATTCTTGAGACAACCCAGTATTTGACAAATAAAGAAGTCCAGATTTAGTCTCAACTCTCGTAAGAGCTGTTCCTTGAGTACTATAATACGTACTCATCAAGACTCCTTGCTCTACTTGAGCTCCCCAAACATATACTGTAGGGGAGCTATTTAAAGTAAAAGTTTGTGTTCCAAGAGTACCAATTTTAAATGTATGTTGACCAGCATTAGTAAATGCTTGAAGAGAATATCTTCTCCAATCACTAGTTACAGTAACTTTTTGACTATGGTATGTTAGTCCATCGTCAAGAATCATATAAATCTCTTCCCCACCATTCTGTCCTTTCAAGAAAACAGATGCAACATGATCATCAGCAGATAAACCTACAGAAGAATACTGAAGACCAAATCCATCAGCATTACCTGTAGTTGCACCAAAAGATACTTTAGCTGCTTCTAAAGACCCATCAGGAGAAGATGCATTGTAATATGCAACACTTCCTGTTCCGACTCCAACAGTGTAGTAATCCCATTGCGTACTGATTCCAGTGGGAACAGGGTCAGAATAAAGGAGTAAGTTTTCTGCAGGTATAATTATAGATTCTCTAGGATCAAAATAATAAGTTCTATCTAAACTATACTCTGTAGATGTAGAGAATCCAGTGTTAATTGTTAACTTTCTAGTCTGCTCTTTAAGATCTGCTCCAGTGGTATGAACACCACTAATCCCATTAATTTCTCTTTGTACTTTTATTCTTGAGTCAGAAGAGAATACATTTAATATTCTTATTAACTCAGAATCAACCAAATAAAGGTCATTTACAGATAATGTTGGGAACGTTAGATTTCCAGATACACTAAAGTAAGTAACAATTCCAGATGCTGTAGCATCACCAATAGTATTTGAAAGTACTAATGTATTTGTAGTAACTCCAATTGGATATGTCTTGCCAAATTGAGTTGATAAAATGTTGACATTTTGGATAGATACTATATCTCCATCTTTGTATCCATGAGATGTACTACCAAAACCAACATATCTTCCATCACTTTTAAATGGAGAAAATTGAACATTTTCTAATACAA